TTAGGAATGAATTGGAGAATTTCGTTTCATTTCCGCAATTTTTTCGATTGTAGTTTGGGAAACTCCCAATTTCCTTTTTGCAAAGAGCGTCATAGTTGCAATTGTAACCATACCAAACTCATCTAAAACGGCATCGGTGAAATCGTTGAATTCAAGATCTTCAAATTGAATCCTTAATTGCGCTTTAAATGTTGATGACATATCCGTCTCCTTGTCGTATTTCCCAAATCGAATTTCGAAAATAACGTTCTATTAGAATTCTTACATATTCGGAAGTTTCCGAAATCTCGATCATGAAATTCAGCTTATCGATCTTAACTTCCAAACTCCGAACCTCTTCGTGCGTAAATCTGGAAAACCTTTTCGAATATTCGATAAAAGTTTCCCAATCGGCTTCTTTATTCGTTTGCGCTAACATCAGGCCGCGTCCTCGACGGCTTCTATTTCTATTTCTATTTCCGTTTCGCTTGGGGTAATGTATAAGCGCTCCGATTCTTCATTGAATTCGATTCCGATCTTTTGTATGGCTTTAAGAGGTTCTGCGAGGATTTTTTCTTTGTTGAGTTCCAATTTAATACGAAGATACATTCCACCTAACTTAGAGATCAAAAAATTAAATCGATCCAGTAGCCCATTCTCCGAGAGAATTTTTTCAATAAATTTTACGGTTCCCCGAGTCTTTACAGAAGCAGGAACTCTTCGTAATTTCAAGACACCTGTCGTAAATTTACAGGTTTTATATTCCGGATCAGGAAAGAGTTCTTCCTTATGATGATCTACGAAATATTTTATTCCGGATGCAATGTGCTGAATTTTTAGATCCAAAGGCGAAATTTCATTCTGAAGATCTCTTTGGAGCATGCTGATTTGGTCGTCGGTCCGGCTTTTGATTCGATCTCTTTCTCGTTTGATCTCCCCGAGTAATTGAATTGCTTGGGTGAGATCGGAGCGATCCTTATATTTGTTGTCAGGCAGATCCAGGAGGTCGCCTTTCTTCTTTGTGTTTTTTAACTTTGACATATGATCTCCTATTTCGAAGTCATTTCGACCGCCACTCCGTTAGTCGAAGATGGCAGAACTTTCACTGCCGGAATATTTTTTCCGGAAGTAATCTTTTTCTTGTTTTTGCTTTTTTGTTTATCAGGTTCCTTCTTCCTTCCATTCATGCGGTTTCTCCTATTTTGTTTTCTGATTTAAATTAGTTTCTTTTAAAATATTATATTTTTTTAATTCTAAATTTAGATTCGAAATAAGACTTTTCTTTCCTTTGAGTTTGTTTTTCTATTTCAAAACCTTGCTACGGTCTATTTGAATCTTAGCAACGGCATCTTATTTTTGCTATTACTGCTCATCTTCTTCAACTCTTGCTCTCCATCATTGCTTTTTGTTTTCGCTTCCATTCGTTCGATTTTATACCACACAGCTTCCTTTCGTCCTCATGCTCGAGATATGGAGAATCATTTGGAACACTCGATCGAACATTTTCTTTCCTTTCGCTGAGAGCCACTTGAACTTCTTTGTATTCCCTAACATTCTTCTCGATTTATTGAGAACGAATTGTTTCTTATTTTTCCATGGAACTTTGCTCTCCGTTCACACGAGATAGCGAATTCGAATGGAAAGAAAAGTTTGTAATCAAAAATCATCTTCAAATCAAACTTATAAATACTTTGAGATTTTCCGAAATCCTAGGATCCGGAAAAGACCTTATCATTTTAGTGTTATTTAGAATATTCGTAAGTTTGAATAATGTTTCCTCTGTAGCCAGTCTCCTTCTCCTTCCTGCGTAGCGCGCTCTGCGTTATTTTCAGTTTATGAATTTTCAGCCAGGGATAATTTAAGAATTCCGGAATACCAAATTGCAAATTCTCTGATAGAATCCGGATCCAATAACTGTCCTAGCTTTTCTCTTTCCTTATCTTCTTGATAAATTTTTCGAATCGTTTCGATCGGAAGTTTCCAAGAATCCTCAATAGCGATTACGTAACGGGGAGTATTTCGAACCCCTTTTATTACGTCTGCTAAGTGTTCTCTATAGAGCGGACCCATCGTTTCATTTTGATTCTGATAGAAATCGAATGAGTATTTAAACGCTATATCCCTGAGATTCAGTTTTGATTCAATGACAACCTGTTCGATACGTTGGGATAAGGAACGTCCTCTTCTCCAAAATCTTTTGTAGTGAACGACTTCTCCATTTACGAGGAGACGTTTCGGTTTAACGGCGTTCATGATATCGTTACGCAATCGCGATCTCCTTTTTAGCAGAATTTTTCCGAACGTAAGGAGTCATTGTGATTCTCCTTTTTTCTATTACCGGAAGAATGTGGCGGACTATATATTCAGAAAGTTCCTCCGCTTTCAGTTTACGAATCATGTGGTCCGGAACCTCTTTCCATATTTCTTCGAAGACAGCGTTCTCAACCTGAATTGACCTTTGAATTTTTTGTTTCTTAGTAAGATTCATGCTACCCCCTTCGGATCCTCGGTAGACGAAAATCGGGAAAAATTCGGATGAATAGGCCGAATACGATCAATAGATGGGATCAGTTTCTTAAATTTTTCCCTGAGACAATCTTTGCAAAGATCGGTTTGACTGAGAGATTCATTCTTTCTACACCGATTGCAAATTTCATTTTTCATATTCTAAATTCTCCGTGATTTTCTGTTCGTTTATCCATTCGTAAAAGTCGCCTTCTAACTCGCGGTCTTGTAAGAATGCGTCCATTACGGCAGAACGACTCAAGAGGCTTTCAATGATTTCAAAATGGTTTCTTCTGCCTCCATCCTTCTTATAAAGTTTAGAAAGGAGAATCCCCCTTCTCAATAATGTAATTCGTTCTCTAATCTGAATCATTCTCCGTATTCCTCCTCTATAATATATTCAAGAATACTAATAAATTCTCTGATTTTGATTGGTTCTTTTTTACAGATATGAACTATATCGTTTTTAACGAGGAACAAGGATGTTACAGCTTTGTCTGCCATTTCCGTGTGATCGTCCCATCTCCAATCAAACGTAGGAAATTGATTCTTAACATATTCAGCAATTTGGCCCACCATTTTGTCCTCTATGTCTGTGAGGACGATCGGGTCCAAGTTGTCTTTGGAAAATTTTTCTTTGCGATCGATACAGATCGTTTCAATCTCGGTCATTCTACAATCTCCTGGTTTTTCGTTTAATCATGAAACAAGGTAAAGAACATCAAAAATGGAATATTCCATATATTGAATAAGATCTGAATTTCAATGTAAGAATGTTCTCCGATTAAACTCCTGAAAAGGTGGCCAAAGTTCTCCCCAGCCTTTCTATAGAGTTTAGTGCAGTTCTTCCTTTTAAGAGCGATGCAGATAAAATTCTTCCGCGCGTTCCCACCCGTGATGATCATTACAGCCCCTTTTTGTGATTGCGATTTCGCTTCCGCATGCAATGCTTGGGTCGGCGATCGACCGAACTTGGCTCCGGAATCGAAATGAATCAGGGCGGGTTTTGTCCCGCTTGAAATGACCATACGTCTATAATGTATTTTGGTCAACAAAAAAATACGGTAAAAATGTATAAAGCGGATAAAAAATTTCCCGAACGATTGAAAAGGCTAATTGAAACTCTTGGGCTATCTCAGGCGGAGTTCGCTAGATCGATTGAGTTGAAGCCTGCTTTTATCAGTGATCTTATCAACGAAAGAGCTAAGAGTTTTTCGCAGGATTCTTTGTTGAGGCTTAGAACAGAGCACAATGTGAATCCGCTATGGCTGATTACCGGCGAAGGAGATATGTTATTATCTGAAGCCGGATTAAAAACCGATCGAGAAACGGATCGTTACCGGGCGATTTTAAGGAAGATAAGGACTAGGCCGCAGATGGAAGAATTATTAGAGAATCTTTTGGACGTCCCGGATTCGGAATTAGATGCACTGAATGTTGTAATCGAAAAATTTCGACGGAAGAAATAAGAATCATTTATCAAGGCTCGCGAAGATACGATTAACGATTTCAAGTGCGTACGTATGTCTCAGAACTTGAATCGGTTCAGGAGATACTTGAAAGTCGTATTCGAACTTTTTAAGAGTCTCTTCCACTTCCCAAAAAAGATGATTGCGCAAATCTTCCGTAGTCTCCAAATTCTTGCTCCAACAATAACGCTATATATATGTTTAGTATATTTTTAACCCCTGACAAAATCCATCTTAAATCCGAAAGTGTGGCTGTTTTTTGTTCACTTTGAAACAGGTTTTGGCAATTCATTGGAAAGTTTTAATCCAGGAATGAAAATGACAATAATTTCAATATGTCTCATAACTTGGTAAGAATCTGCTCATTTTGAAATTCACATTTCTTTCCTCGACTTCTTCGCTTTAGAAAACAAAGCCAAAGCTGGATGTGACCATCCTTCGTTCTTGAGCGCACAGAATTCGATTCAAGAAGGAATTTATACTTTTTCGATTCGAGTGTTCTAAATTTCATTCAAAAGGACTTCTCCGCGATCAGACTCAAAAAACGGCGTTCAACGCGCTATCTTTGTTAATAAATTCAATAATTAGAATATTCAAAAAGAATATTTCATCTTTCTTTTTTGATTTTAAATTTGGGACCAGGGAAACGTTCGCTAAATGACTTGACAAGATAGGAGGCAATCATTCAAACCTGCTTTCTATGTCTGAGATCAAAGGTCACACAAGAAATGGTTCATTATTAAAAGTCGTAACGCCTTCTCTTTCTACGGAAAAGGATGCGCTTGCTGAAGAACAAAAATATTCGATTCCGAACGATAAGAATCAAGTGCTAAAAACAAAAGATGCGGCAAAGTATCTTAATCTTTCAGTAAGGACTTTCACTCAATACGTGATCGATTACGAAATACCGTTCATTGAGTGGAGTCCGAGAGTCAGAAGGTTTTTCGTTTCCGATCTTGATAAGATCGCCCATTCTCGGAAGACAAAAAAGCAAATTATTTAAACCGACAACGATTTTAGCTCGGATATGATTTTACCTTTCCGTAAAATCCTTCAAGAAAAATTAGCGGCAGAACGAACGTAAAAGAATCAGTTCGCTCCTTGGACACCAGATCACTCCGTGCTATCCTCTTCTCACAATCGAAAGCGATTGAGTAGTATCTTAGCCCGCCGCCGCGCGGGTCATTTTTTTTTGAGAGGTAGAATGGAGAATTCAAAATTAAGTCAGATTAAGTTAGGGATCAAGGATTTCCTTGTGATTCTTTGTTTTCTAATCTCAGCGGTGTTCCAATACAACACTATGTATAAAGATCACGAAATTCGAATCGTAAAAATAGAGACCGAGATGACCTCCATATCAAAGGATTTGGCTGAAATAAAAGCCGACGTAAAAGACTTAATTAAGCTCACCTCAACGAAGGTAAAGAGGAGCGAGTGAATTTTCTTTGGCAGGATGATCGAAGCGGAAAGAGATCCGATACAACCTTAAGAACATGGATCGTATTCTTTTTGGTAATATTTTATCTAACGGCGCTTTGTGTTCTATCCATTTGTTTTCCTGATTCCTTAAGACCTTTGCATATGGATCTTATACAATGGCTTATTCTTTTTTACAGTGCAGTCGGCAGTTTGTATTTGGGTAAACGAGTGAATGAAGGCATCAATTCCAAAAATAAAATATTCGAGAACGCATTCGATAGATTGAATGAGACGAATATTCAAGGTTCTGGTGAAAATTTCGACGTGGGGAGTAAAAAGTTATGAATTCGTTTCTACTTTGGTGGAGCCTGCTTTCACTCAGAACGAAAGTTTACGCAATTATAATATTTGGAACGATAATTTTTCTTATTCTCCATAGAGGGAAAGCGGTCGTTTCACATTTAATACACAGCGAGGATTATTATGAAATTGAGGAAATACAATTGTCTCCCGGTTCTGCTTATGATTTTGATTGCGTGCCAGAATCAGGGAAATCGTGTCCGTGAGCGTAGAGACGAAGATTGCAAAGGTAGTTTCCGTTCTAACAATTTTGCGCTGACGAAACCGATCGAGACAGGAAAACCGCCGGAGATCGAAATCAACGGAACGTGGTATGTAACTTCGGGAAGATACAATGCATATCGAGTTCATGCAAAAGATCTCTCTCGTTGTCTTTTGAGGGAAGAGTGCGTTCGGAAGTGGACAGAATGGGAACGAGATTGTGCGGAAAACCGTATCAGGATTTTAGAATCCAGTCTTATTCCAGGGATTTTCTCAATCAGAAGTCGTTGTGATTTGCACCAACCAGTTTGTTAAACGAAGAGGGAAAAATGATTTCGCACATATCGCATCCTATCGCGCCATGGAATCCGCAAAGAAAGGATCCCACTACGCCTCGACTATTTCTTCACGATTATCAACAGTGTATGGGAAATGTTTTCCAGGACTTTATTGTTTATATCGGTTTGATTTATAGGATTCCGGATTTTATTCGTTTAACCACCTATAACTACTATGCACTCTTAGAGGATTGGGTGATAAAGAATCATAAAAATGTATATGATTCTTTGGATCATGCAGAACATTTTAATTTACTAATGAAGTCGAACGAGATTCCTTTTAAGATCGTTAAAAAAGCGGGAGATAAAGACGAACTTTGCCACTACTTTGAATTCGGTAATTACCCTTGTGGTCTGGGTACTTTTCTTACACAAAAAGGGCATATCATTCGTGGTATTGGAATCGTAGTATCCAGCGAAGGTAAGAAATTCTTAAAAGCTTCGGATCCTTACGGAGTCGGACCACGTTATATCGATCCCTACGGTCATCTGATTCAATACGACTTGGATGAATTGTTCGAACTTGGAGTTCCAAGTATCTTTTATTTGGAAAAGATATTTGTGAAAATTTGATCTACTTCGTTTCGGCGGGATTGATTTTTGAAATCGAGCGCATACCAATTTAGGAGGACCATGCAAGAAAGATTTTTAGTGGATTTACATTGTTCCGACAAACTGTCTCGGAAGAAAATGCGTTGCATTGATTCTTATCGCTCGCTCTGAGGGATATTAAAATTTTCTCATGGATTAGAAAACATCCATTTGGTTACGGTGAAAACGAATTCTACTTCGTTTTCACCGATGGGAGTTGAACTTGTTTTGAAAATGTGAGAGGTCAAAAAGTTTTACTGCATAGAAATTTTGTAGGAAAAATTTCGGGGAACGATTTCCGAACCACTTTCGAGGTTTTGAACCATGAATACAGATATAGCCGACTACAAATTAAAAAATTGTGAACCGAAGAACGAAACCATTTGAACCCCTCAATTTCACTTCTTAAGAACTTACAAGAAGTCCAGTATTTTTTGATTCAAGTTTTTAAGCCTTGTTTGTTTCCGTTGGTCGCTTTGTACTAGAATATAATTTCTTCCATTCTCAGATATCCTACTCAAACGAATCCAATGCGGATTCCTAATTTGTTTTTAATTAATTTCAAATATTCTAATATCGATTTTAGATTCTAACATTTGGACATTCGTTTTCGGATGCTTCTGAAAAGAGCGGCAGATGACGTAGGTTCTCGCCTTGTTTGATTGAAGAGGATGATGTATTCTTCTCCCGTATCCGAAGCTCCTATTGTTCGGAAGAAGAATATTGATTTGAATGCTTTTTTTCGTGTGTTAGAAGTTGAATCGGTTTTTGCAAAGTGTGTAAACGGAAAAATTAAATGATGAGATCCAGCCATATAGATTACTTAAGATCGTTGATCCAATCGATCAAAACGAATCCGGAGCCTCCTGCTACGGAACTGGAATCATTGTTTCCGGAAGATAAAATTCTTCTTACAGCCCCTTCCGTATCCGATTATCCGAGTCTGTTTCCCTTTTGTCTCATTCAACTTTCTCCACTTACTTCGATTCCGGACGGCAGGAGATTTCAAAAGTTATCTCCTGCCGTCCTAAGCGGGATAAAAAATCTGCGTTATCTGAAACGTCATTTTATTCAAGAATTCTCATATTCTCTTGATTTCTGGATGCAAAATTCTTCTAAGGATGTTTTGTCTTCCGGGCATGTCGGCACCGACGTAACCCAACTCGGAATTTTAGACCAAATTCTTTTATACATCTCGAATCATCCTAAATTTCAAACGTCCCACGATGTAACGATCGAGGTCCGTTCCGGCGCATCTTTTATTGTCTTAGAACCGCTTGAGAATCTCGGGTATTATAAATTAAAAGTGGATATCGTTTTCCAAGACGGACTCTTTGAAACAGAAACGGTTCCTACTCTGGCTCAGGGAACCTTTGAAATCGAAGAGCCAACGGAAATAGGAATATTGGAGGAACAATGAAAGCAGTTGAGTTTATTAGAAAATACGAATTGAGTTCCGCTTTAGCGGCCGGTTTTTTAGATCATCTTCGTAGGGATCCGGAAGAAGATGTTCAGGAAGAAGTCCTTAGGAACGCGTTCAAAGAATTTTCCGGGATCGAGCCTGATAGAAGTAAAAAAGTGAGGACTTCGGAAATCAATGTAGACGAAGATGAAAAATTAAGTTCCAAAGCTTAAGTTCATGATTCGTTATTAAGAACCCTAACAGCGAATTGATTTATACAAAGAGCGGAATATTCCGCCATTCTACTCAGTTGCTCTTATTAATATTAGGAGCGAATCATGTCAACAGGCGATGTGACAACCTACCATCAAGATGGTGGGATCAACTTCAATGACGTTAAACCCGATCGTGTCGGTTCCAAGGTTGGAACGGCAGAAAGCGGGATAGCGAATAGAGTCTATGTTATTAATAACACACCACAGGCGAAAGACGTCTTCGGGCGCGGAGTTCTCGTTGATTCTTTAGAACAATTTTTTGAAGAATTTGACGAGGCTAAAGGACAGAAGCCAGTCCCAGTTCTTTGCGTTCGCCCTGAGAATGACGTTGCAGGATTGGTCGCAACACCTGTAAAAACAGGCGATGGAGAAGCGCTTATCCCAACGACCGCAGGCACGCCAACCGGTTCGAGAGTTGTCGTACTGAAGATTACGAAGGCTGGCGCTTCGGGAGTTGCTGAGTACCGTAAGTCCGTCGATGGCGGCGATAACTTTTCAGCTCCTCTCATTACACCGGCAAGTGGATCTCCGATTTCCTTAGATGCGGGAGTTACCGCGACTTTTACGAATGCTTCGACTCCGGCGAATACTTTTAAAATTGGTGATACATATACTTTTACCATCACCGGTCCAAGTGCGTCTAACGCGTCTCGTCTAACAGCGATTGAAGCGCTCAAACGCGAATACGGCGCTTATTGGATTCACGTACTGGGTCCTGCGACGAGAGCTTTTGCTATGTCCTGCAACGCGATTCTCGAAGAAATGGAAATGGAACACCATCTTCCTTCGTTTATCATTTTGGAAGCAAGAGGAAAGAATCAAAGTGAAACGCTTTCAGAATACTTTCAGTTTATTCAGGATGAGTTTGATCCGTTCGCTTCTCCAAAAGGACGAGTGATGATTGCAGTTGGTGAGGGACGTTATATCAAAGGTGGCGTCAACGCATCCGGTGGTTATTCTGCCGTGAAATCAGTCGGAGATTCCATCGGTGAATGGAGAAACTTCGCGACTATGGCGACGGCGAAGATTGCGGCGGCGCCCGTAAACGTTTCCATTGGATACGTGAAAGATATGCGATCTCTCACCTTTTCTGAGATTCGTTATTGGGATGAAGGATACAGAAACTACATGGATCTTCTTCACGACATGGGATTGATGGTTCTAAAGCAGTACGACGACTACGAAGGAATCTTTATCGCAAGAGATAAGATTAAGGCGGCGAGCTCCTCGGACTTCAAAGAACTTCCCGAAAGAAGACGAGCCGATAAGATGCATCGAATTCTTTATCGTGAGTCTCTTCAATTCTTGAACATGGATACGGAAGCGGATTCAGGATCCGGCGGACTGGATTATCTTAAAACCTACATCGATTCTAAAATTTCGGCAGAGATGGAAGCGCCCGGTAGAAAAGAAATTTCCGGTCACGAAATTATTTTGGATCCGGATAAGACTTTCAATACCGATCGCATTCTCAAAGCGAAGTGCAAGATGTTTGTGAGCAACAGAACGAAAGCGATAGAATGGGAAACTTCTTTCGCAACACCTAAATAGGAGTTAAAAATGGCCTTAGAAGTAGTTAAAGAAAACTATAGCTTTACGAATCTTGAATTAAAACTTTTCGGGTTCGACATGGTGAATTTTTCATCCTTCACCTTCGATCACGCGGTGGAAATAGAGCTAACTTACGGAAAATCCGGAGAGATCGTCGGATATACAACCAAGAATTACAAACGTAGCATCAGCGCCGAAATTTATTTCGAAGAGTTGGATCGTTTGATTCTTCTTGCGTCGCCTTACGGAGGATTAATCGAAAAACTTCCGCCGGCACCATTGACGGCGATTTTAAAGGCGGAAGGAAGACCGGACTTTAAATACATCGCTCCTGCGGTGAAGATCACAAAATACAATGCGGACGTTAAGAGCGGGAACTCCGGTGCGATCGCCGTTCCTTTGGAGATCGCGCTTTTGTCGATTCCTGTGATTACATTCGCTTAAGAGAATTTTAATACTCTTTTAATAAAAAAGAAAAGAAGGAAAAATATGAATCCATTGATCAGTTCAATACCAGCTTTGAAAGAAGCTTTTGAAAAACTTCCACAGCCGTATCAAAATATCGACGACGATTTTGTTTCAAGAAACAAAGAGGCGATTGAATCCATTAAATCGCATTTTGCGGATAAAGGCGGCGTTCACGTTCTGGATGCAGGCGAGGGCAGAAAAATTATCTGCAGAGTTCCGAACAAAACTCAAGTAGACGAAACGCTTGAGAAAGCGAGAAAGGAAAAGCAAACAGATGTCGCACAACGTTTGACGGGTCAGTGTTGTCTATATCCTAGCTTCGACGTTGTAAACGATTGGGCTCAAGATTCTCCGGGAATTTTTATTCCCATCAGCAATAAACTGATCGAGCTGACTGCCACTACGCAAGAGGTAACTGCAAAAAAGCTGTAGGTGAGAAGCTTCGGCTTCTTAAATCCGGGAATGGTGCATTAGAAGTTCTTCTAATGTATTATTTTCCCGGTAGAAAAATCGAATATCCGGAAGACGGAGACGAACGCGACGAGTATGAAAGTCGGTTGGCGGCTGAGTTGGAGTTTATCCAGCAGGTCGAAATCAATACTTTACAAAGAGCGATTGTTAAAGCGTTTAACGGTGATTAAAAATTTATCGGAGGCGGGATGTGGCGGAAACGGATACTAATAAACTAAATTTAATATTTACAATCAACGATCTCGCCTCCGATAAGATCAGTCGGATCAATAAACAATGGGATACCATGAAGGCATTGATCGGTGAAAACAAAAAATATGCGAATGAATTTAAAAATTCGGTAGTAGAATTGGATTCTGCCTTTTTAAAAATGAAGGATGCATTCTCCCTCGTAGACTTAGGAGTTTCCATTCTAAAAACTAGCAAAGAATTATACGATGCAAGAATCGAATCCTCAAAATTTGAAGGGAGTCTTAAAAAGCTCGGACTTTCCGTTGAGGAAGTAGGAAACCTTTCTTCCACTGCGTTTCAACTTTCTACGAAAACGGGTATCCCGGTGGAAGAAATGTTATCTGGAATGAATAAAATAAAAACATCATTCAAAAATCTGAATGCTTCCGATCTAAAAACGTTAACCGAAAAAATAGCGACAGCGACTCTCGCATCCGGAGGACACTTCTCCGAATTAACGGAACAGTTGATTGCTTCAAGTAAACAGCTCAAGAATTTTAACGGGGACATCAATGAATTAGACTTTAGCAAGCTCAACTACGTGGGTATAGCATCCTCTAAGTTGGATACGCTTCCTTCCCAAATCAATCGAGTTTCGAACGCATGGAACAATTTCAAAATTCTATTAGGTAAGGGTATCGAAGGGTCTGGCTTAGTAAAATTCGGATTTATCGGATCTGTCCTTAAAGAAATTTTCAAATCTTTGGCTGATGGAATCGGTAAGTTGAATTTGTTTCTTTCAGAAAATCCTAAAGTCGCAGAGTTTGCGGGCACATTTTCTATGTTAGGCGGCTCTGTTCTGATAGGTGCTGGAGCTTTGTTAGTTTTAAAATCGGTCGCCTTGGGCCTTTTTGCGGCTTTGAAAGTTGCCGCTTTATCCAATCCGATCGGCTTGGCGATAGTCGGAATCGTAGCGGCGATTGCTCTCGTAATCACCTATTGGGATGAACTGAAAGGAGCCGCAATTTCAGCTTGGAATTGGATCGTCGATACTTGGAGTAATCTTTCAGGATTTGCAAAATTGCTGATCGTTTGGTTTGCTCCGATCATCGGTATTCCGCTATTGATTTATGAGAATTGGGACAATATCAAAAACTTATTTTCATCAATTGGCGAAAAAATTGCGACTGCCTTTGCTCCGATTAAACCGCATATTCAGTGGTTTATTTCCATCCCTTCTTCTATTCAATCGGGTTGGAATTTCATCACGGATTTTTTCGGAAGCATCGTAGATAAAATCTTAGGCGCTTTCAACGCCCTTCCGACTGGAGTGAAGGAAATTCTTATTCTATCGATGATAAATCCAATCTATGGAATCGGAAGTTTGGTTTGGCAAGCACTGAGTAACGTGATCGGAAACGTTCGTAATCGAATGAAGGAATCGGGTAAAAGTTTATTTACCGCGTTTTCGGACGGAATCATGGATTCGGTTGCGGATCTGAAATCGACTGTCGGTTCCGTTATGGACGCGATCGCTCGTTTTCTACCGCATTCAAACGCCCTGGAAGGTCCACTTTCTAATCTTACTGGTTCAGGGCGATCCTTTGTCGATACGTTTTCGCTCGGAATGAAGAATGAAAAGAATACAATTCCGATTACCGTCAATCAAGTGATGAGCGGATTTCAAAATGGTTTAGGAATGGCGAAAGAATCCGGTCTATCATTCGCAAAAACGGTGTCAGGCGGAGTTTTATCCGGCATCGCAACTTTAAAAAATGCAGGAAAGAATTTGTACACGAAAAGTTTAGATACAATCTCGAATCATTCGGATGCAAAAGAAGGTCCTCTCGCAAAGACATCAGGTTATGGTCGTGCATTTGTAACCACCGTAGCCCATGGTATCGAATCCGAAACGCGGAAAATGAATCCCGTATTACAAAGATTTAACGAAGCTCTTACCCCCGATTCAAAAGGAATTGTTAAGCGAACATTGGAAAATCGTGAAACATCGGAAATTATCTCCGGGAATTCGAAAGCAGGAAATAATATAAATATCGGATCGATCGTCGGTCAATTGGTTCTAGGTGATAGAAATACGAATAGAAAGAAGATTGGAGAAATTCTTACCGAAGCTCTTTTTGCAGAATTGGATCGTTACGAGGAGATGGAGTTAGCATGATCGGAGGAATTACACCACCGGCTTTACCCGCAGGATACATTCCTCCTGAAATTATTACCGGAGATACGGATCGATTGATTATCGGAGCCGATTCTCTCAGTGAATATGAGTTTCCGTCCGCAACGAAAATCAAAGTTAGCCAGGACAAAAAGATCGAATTAACCTCGATACCTGGAGGAAAGGGAACCGTAAAAGAGCTCACCGGCTACGGTGACTGGAGAATTACCGTTGACTTCACGATTCTCGCCGCGGTGTACGGGGCCGGACTATTGGCGGCTCCTTCGAATCCTTTGGTTAAAACGATGATACAGAAGATTCGGGAATTAAAAAAACTGTGGGAGAGCAATGAAACTCTATATTTGAACCATTCGATGTTAAACGCATTAGGAATTAAGAATGTAGTTTGTGAAACTTTCAGTCTGCCCGACGGACCGATTCAATTCAGTCAGGAAGTGAATATTACCTTTCTATCGGACGAAGAATACGATTTGGACCTTGCTTCTTTGGATTCGAAGAATCAAAACGTGGAGTCTACCTTATGAGTCAGTTTTACGTTCTTAAAAATACAGACACCTTACAAAGGTTATCCGCTAAATTTTACGGAAAGTGGGAATTGTGGAAACTGATTCTGGATCACAATTCTCAAATCGAAAATTGGAAAACTCTAATCCCTGGAATTAGAATCGAAATTCCCGATCCTTTCACGGAGGACGTTTTTCACACGATTCAAGTAGGAGATACTTACGAGTCCATTAGTCTTCTGTATTATGGAACGGAACATTTTTCAGGAAAAATTCGAGAGGATAACGAAAACATCCAGCCGTATGAGAATATCGGTTCTGATTTTTTTGTCGGAGCGCTTGTTTCGAGCGCGGAGCTTCAAAACGCGGCCAGAAGGAATTCTTTCTGATGTTTATCTTGATGCAAGAATTAGAAATTTCGAATACGAAATTTCCGGCGATAACCGAGGTCACTCTCGAGTCATCGAGAGAAATTCCTACGGACACTCTTACGGTAAAACTTCCAAAGTATAAAAATCTAAAAAAAGATTCGATTCGGAAATTCGCAAAAGTTACTTGGAAAGCCGGCTATTCGAAATACGGACTTATTCCCGAGTTTAGCGGATATATTCTTGAGATAAGCCCCAAAGTCCCTCTTGAATTAAAATGCGTGGATCCGTTTTTTTTCTGCCAAAGAAAGATCATGGATCGAGATTATCATCAAAAACCTTTGATGACATTTCTTCGAGACTGCATTCATCCCCAAATTCAATCGGATATTTCGATCGTTGTGCGGGATCCAAGTATCAGAAAAATTGTAGATATAACGTGCGCGAAAAAATCCGCTCGTTACGCGCTTTCGTTACTTAAGAAAAATGAAGGTGTGGATATTTTTTTCCACGATTGGAAGCTGATTGTCCAAAAAGCGAATGTCCATCCGAACTTATCGATTCAATCGAAAACGAAAACGGGAACCAAATCTTCCGAAAAATTTCCGATCTTCCGATTCGGATCGAATATCATCGAAGATGATCTTATTCCAAAGGAAAGTAAACCGTTTCAAATCGTTGTTCGTGGAGAGAATCCAAGGACGGGACAAACATATAAAGGAACGTATGGAAGCGGTGAGGCAAAATATTTTGAGATCGACGGCTTAAATTCTCAGGAAGCGACTCAAAGAGCAAAGGAGATTTATGAGGAAAGGTGCGGTTCCGGCTTTGAGGGAAAATTTATAACGTTCGGTTTCCCTTCAGTCACACATTCGCAAATCATCGATATTCAAGATCTGGAAGATTCTTCCAGGACCGCCAAAACTTTTGTGAATAAGGTCGTTAAGAAATTTAGTACCGGAGGATATAGACAAGAAATTTATCCCGGCTTCTATCACGAACCGCCAAAGACAAGTTCGTCGAAATCGAAACGTAAAAAATAAGGAACTAAGATGGCAGATAAAACTTTTATACAGGCGATCATTCAGGCTTGGAAAATCGGTTTTCCAATGTACTTTCCGAAGTCTGGAATCGTAGACTCGATCAACGAAAGTGATAAGATTTTGACGATTAAGTCGGGTGGCGATTATATCTACAACGTTACTTGGACGGAACCTGTTATTCCACGAGTTGGAACAAAATGTCTTCTTGTCGCTCGCGATAATCTTGATAAGCGTTATACTGCCTTCGCTTTTGAAAAGATCGATTCTTTAAAAACAAAGATTGCTGATCAAGTTGAACTGGAATTGCAAGAAAACAAAGTGTATATAAACTTTAAGAATTCTGTTAAGATCACTTTAAATGACGATTCTTTGTCCTTCGATTTAGGTTCTAAAAAACTCAAAATAAAAGGCGACATCGAACAGGACGGTGATTTTAAAACAAAAGGTAAAGTAGAAGCAGAAAAAGAAATCACTGCGAAAGCGAACTCCTCCGAATCCATCGGACTCTCCTCCCACTTAACGGATTACACTGATACTCCGATCGGCCCAGCTGTATCGAGCAAACCGAAGGCAGGAACCTAATGATAGACTTGACCAACGATCCTTTAAAATTCGGTGATCTGGTATTGGATTCGGCTAACGACGATTTAATGACTGATTCTAATTCGATCCGAATCGTTCTTTCCGAAATACGAGAAATGTTCGAAATGACCGTTGCCGACGACCTTGATTATCCGGAAATTTATAGCAGACAAAGGGCCGCGGCGAATTCGACGGAGTATTCTGATCAAGCCGGAAGAATTCGAGATGCAGAGAGGATTCTCAGATTCCATCCGGCTATCGATTCACAATCGATAGAAGTAAGTTTAAATTTTGAAAACAGGATTTTGGTAAACTTTCGACTCAGGACCGGAGAGGTGTTAAAGGGATTCGTTATGGGTTCCTAGAAAATTCGAATTCTAAATTTATAATATTATAATTCGTTCCTAATTATGAACCGAATTTTTGTTTTCTTTTCAGGAGATTTTCAGTGAATTTAAACACAACAAAAGAACAAGTTTTAAACGATCATTTACAAGCCGTCAAGAGTTCGGGCGTATTTAAGAATCATACCTTTAGCCCGACTTCGAAAACGTTTTCTTTGATCCGTGCACTTTCTAACGCGGTATTTCTTTTTATCGATTCGGAACTGATTTCGATCCAGAAAGCGATCCATCCCCATACCGCCGAAGACGACTCGCTTCACGAACACTTGATTCGAAGAGGAATGCAATGGAAGCCCGCTTTGCCAGCTATCCTTAAAGTAAGAATCGGCTCCTCGGTTCAACCGATGATCGACCGTGAGATTCCGCAAGCTTTGGTTGTTACAACTTCAGGTCCGGAGGATCAAAGGATTCGTTTTTTTTTGCAAGAATCCCTGATTCTTCCTGCAGGAGTCGCTTCCGATGCACAAGGGAAATATACGATCGAAGCCCTCGTGCAATGCGCGTTAGATGGTCCCATCGGCAACGTGGTTCCTTCATCGATCACGTTAATTGAAAATCCTCCGGATGGAATTGACTACGTTGCAAACTTTGAAGTAACACAGGTTCAACAAGGACAACTGAGAGAAACTAGAACTTCCGTCCGTTCCAGATTAATGAACGCCGAGGGAGTTTCTTCCAAATGGACTTCTGCTTGGTATATTTCAGAAGCGGAAAGTTTTCCATTTATCAAAAGAGCAATCTTTAAGAGTGCAAAGGTTTTAAACACTGACGGTGAAGTAAAAATTCTTCTTCAAGGCTCCGTCGGACCTCTATCCGATTCTCAATTGAATCAATTAAAGAATCATTTTAATGCGGAGGAAAACGATCCGGGAGGAGTTGCTCACGTATTGGTAGAGAATATAAACGAAGTTGTGATCAATAAAACGGTGACCGTAAAATTTTCCTCTTCGGATACGATTCCAAGTCAATCCGTATTGGATCAGATTAGAGAGGAATATTTTCTCTCTTTATCGGAAGGCCAAGACTTCATCGACTCGCAACTAAGAGCTTTGTATCAAACATTACCTAACTGCATCGATGTGGAATTTAATCCGCTCGGCAATGTGGATGTCCCGGTGGGTTCATTAGCGAGCGCTGGATCAAGCTTTCAAGTTTTAGGAGCCGTTTATGCCTGATCGATTCAATTTCAATTTTGATTCTTTTGTATGGAAGAATCAGAGAAGCTTGGTTCGGAAGTTGGGAACTTCAAGCCTTTGGTTTAAAATTCTAAAATCCTTACTTTCCATTTTGGACGAAAGAGCCGTAAGACTTAGCTGGCTTTATAGGCAAATGTGGTTGGAAACGAGTGACGGCTTCGGACTGATTCTTTGGGGAGCGAGGTATAAGATCGCTAAACTTCCGGGTGAAACGGACGATTCCTATAGAAATAGACTTTTACTCGCAAAGACTTTTAAGTTATCGATTGCTTCCGTTTCCTCCAAAAAACAAGTGATTCAATATTTAACACAATTGGATGCGAACGACATTCAGTATTCGAAACTGTATGAGAGTGATGATGCGAAGAATTGTTTCGTTATCGGAGATACATTGGATGGAACCATGATGTCGAGAAAATATCTGCTCTTTCGATATAGATTTTCCTTTCCGAAACCATCTTCTTCTTTTGACCGAAACGCGTTGGTTACATCTATGGAGAACGTAAATATAGGAGGTAACGTTTGTGAACTTTGGGAAGAGCAAGGAGCTTTCGAACCATTCGTTATGGGCGGAACTCTCACGAATCAACTTCATTCAAGACGAGCCGTTAAAATAAGAGAATATTCAATTTATTAAATATACAAAGCGGATCCCGCCGTTACTACTCAAACGCTCCGAAAAAGGAGCAATCATGGAAAAGATATTCGTTTATTCTTCGGATTCGTTGGAAGAGTTTCCAGCTTCCAGTCTACACGCGGTCCAATTAGAAGTCGAATTGTTCAATCGCGATGAGAACGGAATGGAAAAGAAAAAGATCTATCAAGGACCTTCGTTTCCTCCCGAAGGTTTTAAATTTGAATCGGGAGAATTGAAACCGTTTACCCTTTCCGAAAAAGCGGACCGGGGATTGATTGCAGTTCCTGAAGATCAAAAAGTTGAAGGGAATCAATTGGTTCCGAAAACGGTGCTAGAACTTCTTCAATGTGGTCAACTCACCATATCCGAATATAAAGAAAAAAAAATACGTTCGATCAACTCAAAATTTGACGAGGCCATGGAAAAGATTCTTTGCCTATTTCCAAAAACGGAACCGCTTTCCTGGCCGATTCTTTTGTCGCAGTCAAAAGTTTGGAAAGATTCAAGTTCAGAAGAAAGAGAAAGTCTCAAGTTGATTCTTACGTCACTCGTAAATGAATCCGCGAGTCTGGAGGACGACGATATTACGGAACTTGCAGATAGAATTCTTATCAAATCCCGTTCTTTTGAAACCTATATAGGAATTTGTAAAAGACTGAAAAGAGAATGGATAAGGCAAATAGAGAATAATACGAAGACGAACGTCTCCGTTTTGTTTCAAGAACTTGAATCGTTAGCGATTGAGTTTCCGGAGTTTGAAGGAGAAATATATGGATAAACTATCAGGAATTGAATTTCCAACCGTTGGAAAAAGAGTGTTCCCGGAAGATTGGAAGAAAGAGCAAGAATCAAAATCGCAAGAGATAATCAATCGAGATCAAGATCTTCTGGGTTACGGAATTCAGAAAGGTGGTACGATCGTCGTTGGCTCCGGTGACAATCAGGTAGATCTGATTGATACATTAGTCGCCTACGATATCAATGGAAAAAGAATCGAAGTCAGTCCGATGGTCGGAATTCCAGTTCCGAATAACATGAGTTCAACGATCGTTGTTCGACATAAGTTTCAGGAAACAGAATTCGATAGTCCTTCCAATCTTCCAAGCGATGGACCGATTGTTTGGCGAGACAATTCTTTTGAAATCTTAGCAAGACAAGGCGCGCTCGCGGTCGGCGACGTACCGCTTCGATCCCTTTCAACGAATATTTCCGGGTTGGTAACGTTAGGAACGGATCTCAGAATTTGGAGAGGAATTTCGACCAGTAATATTAAGGACGCGCAGATTACGGAAGAAAAGCAGGCTAGTTCGGTTAAGACCGGTTTGGTGACTGATCTTCACGCAGATCTTATTGTCGGAATCAATCCGGACGCTAACAATCCACTGAAGTTAGTAAAAGGGATCAATCAGGCTTATCTCTATTCAAAGAATTTTTCGGAAGTCACGTTTAAACAGGAACGCAAATACTTAGGAGAAATGTTTTGGATGGATGAGTTGCGGTCACCGTCTGCGGATTTTCCGGCGTTTTGTCTGGCGTCTCCGGATCAGTTGATCAATGCGAGTGGAAGTGGAGGTATGCCCGATCTTGTAAACTACTGGCTGAACAAACCGTTTCGTTACGATCCTCTTGGAACGAATGTAACGGACTTTGATGCGATCAGCTATTCGATCGCGAGTAACGTTCTTACAATAACGTTCGCAAATACGACTCCTTGCCAAAAGATGATCAACGCTCTTGCCGAAGACAATCAAGTTCACGGATCCTTTACGAATTGGATGACGGGGACACTATTGCAGGCAATCGGCGGTATTCCAATCAATGCAACTTTGGCGATTACCGCACTTTCTTCAGCGAGTAGAACCATTAGTTTTTCTTGTTCGGCGGCAAATTCCAGCGGGTCCTTATCCGGTGCTAAGCTGAGATTTTATAAACATCGTCTTCCGGATGTTTCTCCTGGTTCGACGCTTACAAATCAAGTCAGACATTTTGCAATGCAAGGACGGGGTTTTGTTTCTGTAATGGATTTTGACAGCGAATGGATTGGAGGTCTACGAAGGAGAGATCGATTCCAGGGGCATTGGCACACGACCATTGGTGGAGACTTTATGAGCCAAGATATCACAACTTCCAGGAGTTATATTCAAGGAGGCGATTTCGCGGGAAGTTCATTAGGGTCGGAAATTGTTAGAGATGCGAGACCGGATGGAACGAACGGAACTCCACGAACTGGCAAAACAACGGATGCTCGAGGTATGTCCGGATTTCCGTATATCTTTGCAAGAAGAGTATTGTGAAGAAGCGTAAATTCATTTTAGAAACAATTTGCAGAATCATTCTCTACTCTGCGTTTGAATAAGAAGAATCAATAAAGAACGGAAGCAATCTTTTGCGTACACAATCGTTCTCTCATGGAGCAAACATGGATCAATTATCAGGAATAGAATTTCCAACAATGGGAAAGCGAGTCTTTCCCGAGGACTGGAAAAAAGAACAAGAATCTAAATCGAAGGAGATCATCATCCGTGATCTAGACGCGTTCGGATTTGGAGTAGATGTGGGAGGTACAATCGCAATCGGATCGACATCAAGCAGAGTTGACTTAACGGATCACTTAATAGCTTATGACGAATTCGGAAAAAGAATCGAAATTCCTCCTCTTGCAGGAATCATCGTTCCAGTCAATGTCGTTTGTACAATCGTCGCCCGACATAAGTTTTTAGAAACGGAAATTAACAATCCCTCTAACGTTCCGAACGATGGGCCGATCGTTTGGAGAGACAACTCCTATGAAATCATTGCTAGACAAGGTTCTTTGGTTGCCGGAGATATTCCGTTGCGATCGATTTCTACGAATGCATCCGGAGTCGTAACTCTCGGTTCAGATTTGAGATTCTATCGGGGGTTAAAAGGCCATCGGATTCAAGACAATGAAGTAACCGAAGCTAAGCAAGCAAGTGACGTTAAGACGGGTTTGGTGACGGATCTTCATACGGATATCATTTCCGGAATCAATCCGGACGCTAACAATCCACTGAAGTTAGTAAAAGGGATCAATCAAGTTTATCTTTTTTTTAAGAATTTTACGGATTCCATTTTTAAACAGGAACGCAAATACTTAGGAGAAATGTTTTGGATGGATGAGATGCGATCACCGTCTACGGATTTTCCGGCGTTTTGTCTGGCGTCTCCGGACCAGTTGATCAATGCGAGCGGAAGCGGAGGAATGCCTGATCTTGTAAACTACTGGCTGAACAAACCGTTTCGTTACGATCCACTTGGAACGAATGTAACGGACTTTGATGCAATTAGCTATTCGATTGTGAGTAACGTTCTTACAATAACGTTCGCGAATACGACTCCTTGCCAAAAGATGATCAACGCTCTTGCCGAAGACAATTTGGTTCACGGATCCTTTACAAATTGGATGACGGGGACACTTTTGCAAGCGATCGGTGGTATCCCAATGAATGCAACTTTGGCAATCAGCGGATTATCTACTTCGAGTCGGACGATTAGTTTTACTTGCGCAACTTCGAACTCGAGCGGGTCCTTATCTGGAGTAAAAATAAGATTCTATAAACATCGACTTCCGGACTCTGTCGCGGGAACGACGATCACGAATCAAGTCAGACATTTTACAATGCAAGGACGGGGTTTTGTTTCTGTGATGGATTTTGACAGTGAATGGATTGGAGGTCTGAGAAGGAGAGATCGATTTCAAGGGCACGCTGTTAGTACAAAACAAGTTTTAAATGATACTTTTGCGGCTGGAACCTATGGATATAACGCTATTTGGTTAGGTGGTTATGAAAGTTTAACACTCATTTCAGATGGAACGAACGGAACTCCACGAACTGGCAAAACGACTGATTCACGAGGTATGTCCGGATTTCCGTATATTTTTGCAAGGCGAGTACTGTGA